CTTTAGAAAGTTTCCCCTCAGAAATGTTAAGCGCACTTGGCCTCAAGCTAAGTTAAGTGACGGTTTGGCCACATTACTCGAACAAGATCCCAACGCAAAAGTAGATTTAATTGAGGGTACGATATTCAATCCGGATAAGAAGAAATTTGAATATATCGTCATAGAACAACGTGCGAAAAGTTTGATTGTAGATCAACTCATAAGATCTAGTCCATGGATTGTATTTAGAGCATTTAAGCGTGCTGATGAAGTTTACGGGAGAGGACCAGCAGATCAAGCATTACCTACTATGGCAACCTTAAACGAGGTTGTAGCCGATGAATTAAAAGCCGCTAGGTTGAGATCAAATCCTATTTTTATGGGTGCTAGTGACGGCATATTCAACCCTCACACTATAAATCTGGAACCATGGTCGATTATTCCGATAAATCCCACGTCAATTGGTCAGTTACCGATGGAAGCGGTGCCGATGGGGGGTGATCCGAAATTCGGAGAAGTTCAGATCGAACGGTTACAGGAGATGATTAACAAGATATTTTTCTCTCAACCACTCGGTCCATTAGATCCTAATTCAAATTTAACCGCTACTGAAGTTATGTTACGCAACCAAGAACAGTTAGAGCAAAAAATACCATTTGTCAGTAGGTTGCAATTTGAGTTGTTAGACAAACTCACACAACGAATAGTATTTGTTTTAACGAAAAAAGGAATTATTCCCAACATTGTGGTGGATGGAAAAGAGGTTTCATTAAAATATAAATCCCCGCTTATTCAGACACAAGGTTTGCAAAATGTTAATCGTAGTGTTCAGTTAGCGCAAACTACACAGTCTATCTTTGGTCCACAATTATCTGTTATGGGTTTGAATGCTAATGAATGGTTTGAATATCTAGCAGAAAACCTAGATGTAGACCCAAAACTTGTAAAATCAGTTCAAGAATTAGATGCATTAGGCGAACAAGCATCCGAAGCTGCACAACAGCAACCGCAACTGCCTGGCGCACCTACAGGAGGATTGCCTCAAGGAATGTCTCCGCAACAACCTGCCTCATCAACTCAACAACAACCGACCATGGGAGGTCAACAATGAAAACTGAAAAGTTAAAAGTTCAAGAAAATGGTGGCAATCTTAATAAACCAAACGAATTAGCTATTTTAATCAATGAAGTATTTGAATGTACCACAGCCGGTAAGAAATTACTGCACTTGTTAAAAGAAATTTACATTTCAAATAAGAATCATGCGGTGATCTGGCCAGTCAATCCAGAGATCTTGAAAAAATTTGGTTCTGAAGAAGTTTATTCTGGGTTTAGAAGTGGACAAGCCAGTGTGATCTTTCAGATCGAGCAATTGATCGAGCAATACAAACAAATTGTTGCTAATCAAACTAAACCAAAGGAGTAAGGTATGAATGAAACCGTGGAAATGGAAAGCCAAGAAGGTCAAGAAACTGGAAAAGTTGTGGGGATTCCAGGGGATTATCAAAAGAATAATGAGGGTGTGGAAGATAAAACGAATCAGACAGAAACACCCAAACAAGTTGAAGATGCTACTGTCGAAACCAAAACCGATCAAGAAATTAAATTAAAAAAAGGACAGTGGTTGCTTAAAGAAGGAGTGCTTGGTTCTGGCGATATACCACCATTTTTGCTTGAGAAATACGGATATAATATGGAGAATCAAGCAAAAGCTTATGGGGATGCAGAAAAGAAATTGGGAGAACAAAGTCAAAGATTAGGTGCATTTACTGGCGCACCTGATAAATACGATTTTTCAACGATTGAGGATGATAACTTTGCTTTTGATACTCAAGACAAGACTTTTAATCAATTTGTAACAGAATGTCAGAATGCAAATGTCTCTCAAGATTTTGCGATAAAGATTGCAGGCCTTGCTAAATCGATAATCAGTGAACCCAAAACAAACATGGAGAATGAAGCTAAAGCTTATGGGGCATCTTTTGAAGAAGATAAAAAAAACATTGAGAATTGGACTAAAAACAATAATTCCAAAGAAGATGCAGGGGCATTGCTTGATAGTGTTCATAGTGCTGCTGGAATGCGTGCGTTACGAAATCTTATGAATACAAACGGATTTAGTGTACCAACCAATGAAGTTCACGCACCCCCTAAGGAAACACTCAAAGATGTTAAAAATGATTTTGCTGCTAACATTTATGAGGGAGAGAATTTGGCCGAACATCCGGAAAAAGCACAGAAATATATTGATAAGATAAATAGGTTTCATAAATGACTTTCACATAAGTTAGTTGACTTTTTGTGCAATTTAGGGTAGTATTTTTATATCTGAATCGTCCTTTTACGATATGAGATACCCTCTTTGAGGCCTCGTTAAGAGAAGATACACGAAAAAGATAATGGAATATTTTTTTTAATAACTACTTTTAATGAGGCTTATTATGTCTATTTTTGTTAATACTGTCGCCATTGATTTATTTGACCCTATGGTTAAGCAAGCTTACCAATCAAAAGGGTTTAAATTTCGTGGCACAATGCGTGAAAGACGCAACGTTGTGGGAGCAACGGTAAAATTCCCAAAAATCGGTAAAGGTATTGCCAAGCAAAAGGCCGTTCAAGATGATGTAGAACCGATGAATCTAACCTATTCTCGACCTACAGTTACCTTACAGGATTGGTATGCATCAGATTATAGCGATATCTTTTCTCAAAGAGAAATCAATTTCGATGAAATCCGCGAGTTATCCGAAGCTCTTGGTTCTTCTATCGGCCGTAGAGCTGATCAGTTAGCGATTGATGCGTTAGATGCTTCTGGTACTACCAATACCATTGCAGCTGGTGCAACTGGTTTTACCTTTGCAAAATACACTAAACTCAATAAATTCTTCTCGAAAAATAATGTAATGCGTGGAATTAGACGTTATATCGCAATTAACGCTGAAGGCGAAGAAGATATTTTGAATGAACAGAAGTTTACTGATAGTGATTTTACTAAAAAAGCACTATTGGATAACGGCAGTACAATCGATGGTTTAACTATGTTTGGTTATACTTGGATTGTTATTGGTGATATGGATGAAGGTGGAATGCCTGTATCTGGAGCAACTAATACCGCTTATGCTTTTGCACAAAACTCAATGGGCTATGCCATCGGCATGGATTTTTCAAATGAAGTTAATTACATACCAATAAAAACATCATTTTTAGCAACCTCTAAGTATAAAGCTAACGCTGTTGCTATTGATGCGGAAGGTATTGTTAAAATTGACTTTACAGTATAATTAAAGGAGATAATTATGACTTTCGATAACGATAATTTAACCAGAATTACTAGTTCTGGTTCTTCTGTAGCAGGAGTATGGAGAAAATACTTAACCACTGATTCATTAGCTACTGCTATTGCATCTGCATATTTCAATGACAAAATACTTGATTGGAATTTAACTGATGTGATTGATATACATGCTAGTGATGGATATGGATTGTATAAAGTAACATCTATTACAACTAATGTTACGGTTGAAGCATACGACATTCCTGAAGGCAATTTAGACCTCGCTCAAGGAAGTGTTTATGTTGGTAATGCATCGGATAAGGCTGTTGCTTTAGATGCTTCTACGGACACTCAAATACTCGTGGGTAATGGTACGACCATAACCTCTGTTGCTATGTCGAGTGATGCCACTATGACGAATGCTGGTGTTTTAACCATTGCTAATTTAGCTATTAATAATGCTAAAGTTTCTGCAACGGCTGCTATTGCCTATTCTAAACTAGCTGCCTTAACTGAAGGCAGTATTTTGTTAGGAGACAATTCCAATGTCGCTGTAGTTACCGATGTAAAAACTGATACTCAGATTTTAGTAGGTAACGGCACTACAATTGCATCAGTTGCGATGTCAGGAGACGCTACGCTTGCGAATACGGGTGCGTTAACTGTCGCTGCTTTAGCGATAGATAATGGGAAACTCGCTGCTTTAGCGGTAGATAATGCCAAAGTTGCAACTGCTGCAGCTATCGACTATTCAAAGTTAGCTGCACTTACCGAAGGCAGTATCTTACTAGGTGATAACTCAAATGTAGCTGTCGTGACAGACGTTAAAACCGATACGCAAATTCTAGTGGGGAATGGTACAACTATTGCCTCGGTTGTTGTATCTGGTGACGCCACTTTAGCCAATACGGGTGCCTTAACCGTAGCCGCTTTGGCTATTGATAATGGGAAATTAGCGGCACTTGCTGTTGATAATGCGAAGGTTGCCACTGCGGCTGCTATTGTATGGTCGAAAATGGCGGCATTAACAGAAGGAAACCTATTATTGGGTGATAATTCTAATGTTGCTGTTGTGACTGACTTCTCAGCCAATGCTCAAATTGGTATTGGTGATGGCACGACTTTTGCCTCTGTTGCAGTTTCTGGTGATATCGCTATAGATAATGCCGGTGCTACAACCATTCAGGCTGGTGCTGTTGATGAGGCGATGATTAATCCAAATACTTTAACGGGTACGGTTACTGCTGATGTAGCTAATGCTAACGTTATTGGTGGTTTACCACAGATATTTAGGATTGACACGGCAGGTGGTGCAACGGCGAATACCGATGTGACTGTAACTCATAAGATCAGAGTTATAGATGCGTGGGTTGTTAATACTGGACTTGGTACCGCTGGCGATACCATCCAGATATTTAACGGTGCAAATAACATTACGGATGCAATTGATATCAATAATGCTGACCAAACTATTGGTCGGGCAACAACGATTGATGATGCATACCATGAGGTTGCAGCTTCAGGGACTTTGCGTGTAACAGAAACAGATGGTGGCGGAACTGATTCCCCCTCAACAATTGTTTATGTTAGTGCAATCCGTGTTGCTTAACATTTAAAGGATGGGGGCATTTTGCCCCCCCCCTTTTATGGTTTAAAGGAGGCACGGAATGCCTTTTACAAAAATTCAGATTATCTCACGTTCACTTACGATTCTCGGAAAAGGACCCATCGCTACAATTGCATCAGGTGGGGAAATAGCATCTTCACTTGAAACAGGATTTAATTTTTTATTTCCAAAAATAATCGCACAAAACGAATGGAGATTTCCAGTAAAACTTGCTCAATTATCCAATATTGCCTTTCCGGTTATTCCCGATGAAATTCCTTATAATTATAAGTATCAGATTCCTACTGATCTTTTAGCTTTATGGCGATTATGGCCGCGCACATTAGATTTTCAGATATATGAAGATAAGCTTTATATGAATATGGGCGGTGATCAAGCTATATATGCTGAATATCGTTTTCTACCTAAAGTTACAGCGTTGCCTTTGTATTTTGTAGATTATTTCGCTCATGCTTTAGCTTCAGACTATGCAAATCCTATAACTAATAATGATAAATATATTGTAATTCTGGAAAGAAAAACTATCCAAGAAAAAGCTTTGGCACTTTCTACTGATGCGCAACAGCATCCAAATCGTGGAATTCAAGATCAACGTTATATCGAAGTTAGAGGTGGGGGAGCTAGATGGTCGCGATAATTCATAAACAAGCGAATTTTACTAAAGGTGCTATCGATCCACGCCTTTTAGCTAGAACTGATATCGATATATTTGAAAAAGGCGCAAGAGAGTTAGAAAATGTTGTTTTGTTGCCACAGGGTGGAGTTCAAAGACGGTTTGGAACAGAATTTGTTACGAGTTTAATTGTAGGAACATCAAGTGATGAATTTAGATTAGCGGTTCTTGAATATGAAGATGAATCGATTTACGTATTGGTTTTTGAACCCTTATCTTTAAAGATATATTATCAAGATGCTTTAGTTGCAACGGTGGTAACGCCTTATACCGCTGGTAACCTTCCTGATATAAATTGGACACAAAGTGTCAATGAATTATATATTTTTCATCCGACAATTGCTCCATATAAATTAATTCGTACTGCTGCTCATGCTGGGTGGACATTATCCGTAGGAATCTTTACATGGTTTCCCACTTATGATTTCGATAGAAATTATGATGCAGCAACTTTTACTCCTTCTGGAGTTGCGGGTGTAATAACAATAGCTGCTACAGGAAGTCCATTTAAAACTACTCATGTAAACGGTTTGTTTTTTGGAAATGAAGGGGTAGCGCGTATTACTTCTTATACTAATGCAAATTTAGTTAATGCATCGACAATAGAGGATTTCAAAAATACCAATGCGATTTTAGGAACATTATCTGTTTTAACTCAACCTGCATGGTCAGCTTCGTTAGGATATCCGCGTACTGGAACATTTTATCAAGATCGTCTTTGTGTTGCAGGTTCTAATTCCTTACCACAAGGTGTTTGGATGTCAAAAACCAATCAGTATAATAATTTTGATGATAGCGAGTTGTTAGCTACAAATTCAATCGGAGTATTTGTAAATACAAATAATTCAAATGTTGTAGAAGATATCTTGGGAAGCCAAACATTTGTGGTATTTACTTCAAGTGGTGTAGTTACAATGCCATTTATCGATGATTCTGCACTTACTCCTGCAAATATTGCATTCAATCAGCAATCCAGGAATGGTATTGGAGGCACAAGAGCCATTATATTTGATAATGCTGTGGTATATATAGATCGTGGTGGAAAGCTGGTGTGGTCAATGCGATATGACGTTCAGCGAGCTGGATATGTGTTTAGTGACATTTCTATATCTTCTCAGACTTTGATTAAAACACCTGTAGGAATGGCTACATATAGAAATCCTGATGTTGACCAAGGAAATTATTTAATTGTCATTAATAATGATGGAACTTTGGCTATCTTGCAGTCCATAGAACAGGAGAATGTAAAAGGTTGGACGTCTGCTACTACAGACGGTCAGTTTCAACATATTGTTTCATCTGAAAATAATGTTTATTTTATTGTTCAAAGAGAGATAAATTCTGTAACTAAATTTTATTTAGAGAAATTATCTTTTGATATTCTAACCGATTCTACAAGTGTTCAGACTCTAGGTGCGCCCGGAACAACTATTACAGGTCTTGATCATTTAGAAGCCGAAACCGTAAAAGTTATTGGTGACGGTTTTAACATGCAAGATAAGGTTGTAGTCAGTGGTCAGATCGAAGTGGAATATAATGTAACTGATGTTGAAGTTGGTTTGAATTATATTCCTAAAATCATCCCTATGCCGATAAGCATTACTACCCAAGTTGGAAATAATTACTATTTTAGTAAAAGAATAAAGACATTATGGGTTGATTTTTATGAATCACTTGGGATTTATATCGATGATTTTGAAATTCCTACTTTAAAGATGAATACCGCAGGATTTGGTGTGGTTACACCCCCTAGAACCGGATTTTATGAATCTAGTCCAATGGTTGGATGGGATCCACAGGTTGAGATTGAGATTACACAACAAGAACCATTACCTATGCTCATTCGGGGATTAGGGTTTTTAGTTGAAATAAATGAGGACGGTTAAAGTGAGGAAAATAATGTTTAACGTTAAACATAAGGAAAATAATTATGGCAAGTATTTTTGATATAGCTGCAGCTACAGTAGTAGGCGGTTTTGAGGCTGGTAGTATTTTTGCTCAGATTGGGGGGGCGCGCGAGGAACAACGACAATTAATTCGGCAAGAGCAAATGGAAGAAACTGCTGCCGCACAACAATCTTTACAGCGTACTCAAAGAATGCGGCAAGTTTTAGCTACTTCTCAAGCAACTGAAGCAGCACGAGGGGTATCTTTAGCCTCTCCGTCATTTCAGATGGTTCAGCGATCTAGTTTTGCGAAATTTAATGAGGACGAAGATGCAGCAGCACTTAATCTTTCTTTTGAGAAAGCACAAATTTCTTCTGCTAGAAAGAATGTACGAGATAAAGAGATATCAGGGATTTTTGGAACGGTAATTAAAAGTGCAGAGGCAATTATTGGTTTTAGAACTGGGATTGGAACTAAGAGTGCGAAGGCCGCACCAACCTTTGTATAAGTAAAAAAGGATAAATAATGGTTAAGGATTTACCACAATTTCAAGAGCAAGTAGAGGTTCAACCGCGTGCGCTTCCAGATCGTCAGGCTGCACTCTCATCGTTAGGTGATAGATTAGCAAGTTTTGGTCTGGGAGTTGCGAAAGTAACTGGAACAATAGCAAAAGGAAATCTTGAGGCGGAAAAAGATGCTGCACAAATTCAAGTTAGAGATAGTATTTCAAGGATTAGAGAGAGTGTTTTAGATCCAAATAAATTTAATGATGGTGCTTTAGATACTTATGATGCCAAACTTACTGGTATGTCAAAAGGGGTATTAAATAGCATAGATCCTAAAATCAAACCGTTTATCTCTAATTTTATCTCATATTATGGAGATAGAAATAGGGATGTAATTGCCGGTAGAGTAAATAGTTTAAAAAAGAATCAATTAATTGGTGGATTACAGGAATATAATACTAAAACAACTGATGATGCAATCAATGCAAAGTTAAGTGATGAAGTTATCCCAGATCCCGAAGATAAAACCAAAAGTCTAAGCAAAGGTGATTTTTTAATTAATCGAGTTCATCAAGCAAATGATTCTGCAATGAATCGTGGTCTTATTACCCCAAAGAGAAATTTACTTACAACCAAGCAGCAGAACAATCTTATGCCGACGCAAGTTATCTAAACGATTTTAGAAAAGTCTTAGCAAATAAAAACCAAGATCCCAATAAATGGATGAAAAGTTTAGGGGAAAATAAAAGTATAGATTCTGCAACAAAACATAAAGTTCAGGCTCAAGCATTGTCTATGATGAACCAAACTAAACAAAGTGCAGATACTAGTCAAAATCTTATCAAAGAACAAGCAAATGATACAGTAAGACAAGTAAGTAATGGCACTCTTGATATAAATTCCCCACACGTTTCAAATGTTAAACTAAGAACCGAAGCACTTCCCGTTGAAGATCGAAAAAACTTTGAGCATCGGTTGACAGCAGCTTCGGTTTTTAGTGTTACAAAACAATCCATGAAATTTATTCCGTTTTCACAAAGTCGATCAATACTAAAACAGTTAGAACCATTTTCTGATGACCCTGGTTTTAAGTTTAAAAATAAAATTAGTTCAGCGCTGGGATCGCAAATAAATACTTTTCAGACGCAATTTAAAAAAGATCCTTTTGGTTATGTTTCTGATAATCCAGATGTAACAAAAGCTTTTGAAGCAAGGATGACGGCAGCTAATGATGGTGTAACTAAAATCCAACCCGCACAACCACAAACCATAAATCCATTAGCTGTCGCCTTAGATAAAGAAAGAATGATGGGAGCAAATAATCAACAATTAAGTGTGATGAAAAATGATCAGGCTGCAAATATTGTTTCAGCAGTTGAAGCACAAACCGACCCTAAAAAGCAATTACAACTTGTAAATGACGTTTATGATTCTTATGGACAATATAGAACTATTGCCGCTAGAGATTTAGCAAAAGCTGGCATGCCACAAAACATCATGGCTTTAGCAGGGTTGCAAAATATTCCTAAATCAAAACCTTTTATCCAAGGAATGCTATTGTCTTTTCAACAATCAGCTGAAATTCAAAAAAGACTAAAGGATGGTGGGATTACTGGCGCAGGATTTTCTGATTTTAAATCTAATGCCACTTCTGATTTGCAATTATTATTGAATACTTACGGTAATAAACCCGATACCGAAGAATTTAAATCTGGGATGGTTAATTCAGTAGCTACCGCTGCTGCTGGTTATTTTCTTCAGCATAATGGAACTACTAATGCATCTAAATCGGGAAAACAAATAGCCGATGCAATGTTTAATAATAGATATTCTGGGTATTTAAAAGAGGTGCGTGTTCCGGTAAATGTTCCTCTTTCAAATGCAAAGGATGCTTTATTTGCAAAAGAAAAAGATTTACCGAATGTTCCATTTTTAGCATTAGGTAGACCACCTGAAACTGATGAAACAAAAATAATGAGAATTTTACAAAACAATTCTAATAAGAATTTTGTTCAAAGAATCTTAAAACCAGAAGGCAAACCAGTTCTTGAGTTAGGTGGAGATAATTTCGCTACTCATAAAATGTCATGGGCAACAGTAGATGGGAAACCTATTGTGTATCCTAACGTTATACAAGATGCGAAAACAGGAAAATTAAAAGAACTATCAACTAAAGATGCTATAGATCATGCTTTAAAAACAGGGGAATTTATTAATGCTAAGAATAACAAAGAGGCAGAATGGTTTTCATCTAATTATAAAAAAGTATGGAATATTGACGGTAAAAATATTTCATTGAAAAGAGGTGTTTCAGTTGGTTTAACAGGTGGGGAAAAATTACAGGAAGATATGGATTTAATCAAAAGCGGTCATTGGCGCACGATAAGCGATGATTCTGGAGCTTATTGGGTAGATGCACATGGATTTACACCGATGTTTATGAAAGCGGGAACGCCCACACGATATGAAGTTCACTGGAAGGATTTGCAGGATAAAACAAGCGATCTACATGGATTAATAGCAAAACATCCACGAAATGTTTTAAGCTTATTTGAGAGATCAAGAAAATGATGCAAGGACAGCAAACACAAACACCACAAGAAGTTGAGCCACAACCGGCTCCATGGACTGCTCCAGAAGAACCAGAACCAGCTTTTACAACTGATGAGGGAGCTGTTCCTTTGTCTAAAGTTTTGTGGGCGGATGCAAAAGAAAGTTTTACTACTGGTGTAAGTTTACTTGGTAATCTTAAAGCACGTTCTTTAAATACTGAAAAAGATATACAGCAAAAGTTTATTGGAGGCTTATTAGCACATAGATTTACACAAAATATCGGTACAGCCGCCGCAGCTTTTTTTACACCTCCTGAAAAATTTTTAACCAAAGATGAATACGAAAATAGTGAATACAAACGTCCAGGTTTAAATTTTAATCAGGGGGTATATGAAAATCTAGCGAAAGAAGAAGCAATTCATTACGATCAAAATCAGATTTTTGAGGATTTAAATTCGCGCACAAATCAGGGTACATGGTCTGCGATAGCAAAAGGAGGCGCATATTTAATGGGTGGCTTTGCTAATCCCTTGTTTTTACTGTTTGGTGGACTTGCAGGAGAAGCCCTCGCACCGGCAGCAAGTTTTGCCGCTGATTTCCTACCTGAAATTAAAGCGTTATCACCCGAAGCTCAAGCAACAGTTAAAGCTTTTACGGCAAAAACTATTATTCGTGGTGGTGAAATGCCGGTCTTTACCGGACTTGATTATGCAGAAGAACGCGCACATCAAGAAGATGCTTCGATTCGTAATATTTTGTATAGCATTCCGGCTGGTATGGTTTTTGGAGCAGCAGAATTTGGAGCAGGAAAAGTTTTCGGCAGAGGATTAAGTTCTAGAAGACCAGAGCTTAAATCTGATTTTGCCAAAGAAAAAGGCATGAATGAACCTAAAGAAGGTGAACCAGAGCCAATAGTTCAGGAACCTGCCATTTCTTCGCACGCACACGAGGAAGCTTTCAAAAGCGGTGTAGCACAGATGGAGAATGGCAAGTTACCTGACGTTTCAGAGATAATAAAGCAGAATTATCATGATGATTGGCAGGATAGTTTAGGTAATAGATTAAGAGAAGACCCAGAGGGTTATGTTAAAGAATTGGACGATTTGAAAAATAGTAGAGATATCAATCAAACAAAACTTGATGATATAAACGATGAATTAGATCAACTAACAAAAGAAAAAGTCGAGCCAGAAGATACAAGGTTCAAACAACTAGCTACCGATAAAGATCTGCTACTAAACAAGAAAGCTGATATTGATGACATGATAGCTACCCGCGAGAACGCGCCAGAGGCCTCTAATATGGAAGATTTGGCGAATAAAGTCGAAAAACAACACTCTGCGCAATCGAATTTTTCGTATGTTGAACCAAAAGAACCAGTAGAAATACCGCCAGAAGAAAAAAGCGTTAATGATTTATTAGAAAAAGAACAGACTAAATTTAAAGCGCGTCAGAAAGAAATGTCACCAGAAGTTAAAGAATTAGCTGATACGGAAGACGTAAAAGCAAAACTCAAAGGAACTCAAAAAATGTTTAATGCTATTCAAGCGTGTCTAAGGAGGAAAGGTTGATGCCATCTTTAGATTTTTGTATTACAGAAGCATTAAAAGCAAGTTTCGAGGGTCTTGATAAGAAGGGCAAAAGTGACTTAGCGAAAGAAATAAAACAACGTCATTCTGATTTTGTAGATCAAGGTATGACACCAGAAAACGCACAAAGTGAGTTATTCAAACAAATGGCAGAAGAAGCTAACAGAAATAGCAAGTTTGCTGAAGCACAAAAATTGCAATTTGCTAATTCGGTTCATGACAAAATAACATTTATCGATAACGCAAATGAAGTTGATGAATCAAAACCACTTCATGCAAGAATTGCTGGTATTCCAAGTAGAATAAAAAAATGGGCGCGAGCATTTGGAAAGTCAACACATTTAAGAGGAAATACTTTAGTTGCTACTCGTATTGGTAGATTTAATACAGAATTAGAACAAAATAAACTTTTAAAACAATTTGCAAGCAGATCATGGCGAAAAAAATATGGTGGTGATCTTTTAGAAGAAACAGGAAACCCAGGTGGTTCTAAAAACCCTGAAGCTAAAAAAATGGGCGAAATAATAAAAAAATATTTTAAAGAAACCTTAACAGGTTTGCACGAAGCAGGTTTACCTTTTAATGATGTTGAAGAATTTATGGGTTCTTATCATAGAGATTCAGCAAGAATGTTACAAACAGAAGATACACGCTGGAAAAGTTTATTATTTCACTCTCGTCCAGGAAAAATATTTAATCATAAGGAAGATTACGAAAAAGCATATAAAAGATGGCGTGATACAGAATTACAATATTTAGACAGAGATAAATCTTTTGGCTCTAGCGCAAATGATGATAAAGAAATAGATCGTATTATGCGTGATGAATTTGATCACCAAGTTTTAGAACAACCAAATAGTTCTGCCGATGAAAAAGATGATTATGTTTTTAGAGGTCTTGCAAATATTGCAAGACGTAAAAAACGTTTGTTTTATAAAGATGGATGGGCATTTGATCAAGCGAACAGAAAATATGGTTATGGAGATGTAGGACATATTATTCAACATACTTTAGAAACTGGTGCAAAAATGGAAGTTATGGCGAAAGAATGGACTCCACAACCATATAAAGTATTTGCAAAAGTAAAAAGCATTTTAATGGAACGTATTCATGATAAACCTACGCATTTGCGAGAAAAATTAACTACTAACTTAAATAAAATTGATAGAGTCTTTGATGAGGTTACAGGTCTTGCAAAAATGCCCGTTAGCGCACAAAGTGCCAAAAATACAAATACAGTTTTATGCACCCAAGCACTGGCATCTTATGGTGGTTCAATAACGCGTGCTTTTACTGATCTTGCAGGTTGGCAAGTTCAATTACACCAAAGCGGTCACGGATGGCTTGAATCTTTTTATATCCCATTTAAGCATCTAGTAAAACGACTTACTGGTATTGAAACTACTGCAAAAGATCTTAAAGATTTAGGATATTGGGGAAAAGATACTGCTGGCGATGGAATGTCACGTTTTGCTTCTGCTGATTCTCTAACAGGTCTTCAAGCAAAAGCAATGGGTTATTTTTTTAATGCCAATTTAATTCATCCGTGGGATAAGTTTATTACTAATGGGCCATTTAGAGATTTTGCAAGAGAACTTTGGCATCACTCTAAAATATCGTTTGATAAGTTACACCCTGATTTTCAATTTACTTTAGAACGCTATGGTATAAATGAAAAAGAGTGGGATTTAATAAGAAAGCATAGTTTTAAGTTACCTGATAACAGAAGACTTATAACGCCTGATGATCCATTGCAATATTCAAAAGAAGAAATCGCAAATTATCTTGGAAAAAAAGAAATTACTTCAAAAGAATTTAAAGATAGTCAATTAGATCTACACCAAAGAATGGCCGCAATGTCTATAGATCGTGCGCATTTTATTTATTTAAGTAATGATCCAACAGAACAATCCTTAATGCGAATGGGAACAAAACCCGGAACAGCAGGAGGTAATCTTAATAGATTAATGGTTCAAGCACACGCATGGCCTGTAGGAGTAGGACATAGAATCTTAGGTAGTATTTTATCTAATGTAATGGAAGGTGAAGGAGTTTTAGGAAAATTAGGAGGACTTAAAAAAGATATTTCAGGTCTTTCTTTATATGTGGCAGGTATTGCAGTTACTTCATATATGGGGGAAACACTTAAGAATGCAGCCGAAGGGAAATTACCACCAAAAATTATAAGCGTTAAAAGCATGGTTGATACTTTTTCAGAAGTTACAGGAGTTTACGGGCAACTCTTAACTGCATTATTTGGTGCTGCAAGATATGGTAAAGACCCATTGATTTCTGCTTCGGGTCCTGCAATTAGAAATGCTGATGACTTAATAAAGGTTATAGGGAAAGTAATACATGGTCAGAAATTTGCATCACCTTTGTATCATGTAATAAAGCGTAACATACCCGGTTTAAATTTGTTGTATATCAAACCGATATTCGATTACCTGATTGGTTATCACATACAAGAGATTATGTCGCCAGGTTCATTACGTAGGTCTTTATTAAATCATCAGAAAAGAGTTAGAGATGAGGGTGAGGCAGATTATTTTGTACCGCCAACATCAGCATTAGGAGTTTAATTAATTTATAAAGGAGTATTAAAAATGACAGACAAAGAAATTATAGGTACACAATTACCAGACCAGCTTTCTTTTTATCCGGGTGCAACTGATACAGAACAAGCAGTTGTAGGTACGGATGCAACTAATCCGTTTAAATGGATAATTTCAGATGCAAGTGTGGATATTGTTATTGAAACAACTTACGGAAGTTTTGTGTTTTATGATTCATCTACAGTAACACCAGGTGCGTTTTTACCTGTTGCGAATGGAAAAAAAGTTATAACTTCACATGCTTTTGCGTCTCCGCTTGGAACCAAAACAACTGGAAGTGCTAATTTTTATTTATACGGTGGAAAATAATTATGCCTGATTTTGGATTTTATGTGCAATCAAGATTTGCTGGATGGTGGTTAATGACTGGTTCGGGAACCCCGACACCTGCAAATAATGACTATCAATTTCAGGACATACAAGAATTTAATTTTCAAGATGGAGATCAATACGAATTTCAATTTGACGCTTAAATTTTTATTTTAAAAATATTTTAAGGAGGAAATAAAATGCCTAAACTAACGGATTTAACAAATGAAATGACAGCTGCACCAGCATCTGGCGATCTTATGCATATCGTGGATATAAGTGATACTACCGAAGACCCGAATGGCTCATCTTATAAAATCCAACATCAATATTTATTTCAGAATTATCTTAATAAAGATGGTTCGGTTGCATTGACTGCAAACTGGGATGTTGGTTCTTTTAAAATAACTGCTTTACAATTTGAAAGCGATATAGTAACGAGTACAGCCCCTTTTATTGTTGCGAGTACCACTAAAGTTGCAAACTTAAATGCCGATCAGGTAGATGGTTTTGATTTAGATCAGGCTGTATTAATTGCAAGTTCCCCTACATTCGCTGGATTAACTTTAAGTGGTTTAGCGGTTGCTAACGGCATCGTACAAACCGATGGTGCTGGAGTATTAAGTTCAAGCGTTACTTTACCAGATGGAACATTAGCTACGACACAAGCCTTGAGTGACTCATCTACTAAATTAGCTACTACTGCTTTTGTACAAAGCCTTACTATGGGTGCATTGTGGACGACAGTTGGTAATGCCGGCAGCGGAGCTGAATATAATTCGATTGAAGATGCGCGGGCGGCTGGCAAATACGCTCTAGCAGTTATAGGAAACTTTACTGAAACGAAAGACGTAACGATTGGCGCAAACACTGTGAATATAAAAATAACAGATACTTGCAATATGGCAACGTATCGTTTTATAGCTTCTGGCGCAGGTGATTTGATTTTTGAGAGCGGAAAACTCACATCTACACTTGCAGGTGGTACTGATTTAGTAACTCTGTCAAGTACTGGCGAATTGTACATGTCGGACATGGAAGGAGATATTAGCGGTTCATCAGGAGTGACAGGTATTGCGTCAGGAAGTGCTACTAACAGAATGCATATAGATAATTGCAGATTCGCTTTATACAATGGTTCTGGTGCTGGATTTAAAAATTTATACAATAATTCGAGTGTGACAAATTGTACTTTTGTCGGTGGTGGTTCATCTTGTAATCAATTAATAGACAACATGAATGGAGGAATAATATCTAATATAACAGTTAACGGTACTATTCAAAATTTGCAAAACATAATTTCAATAGCCAATGAATCGGCAATAGTAAATGGAATACATAGTAATACTACGAATAGAGGGATTATTTCTTTAGAAGTTAACGCAAACCAAATCGATAACTTAAATGGAGATCTTGAGTTAGATTTAACTGACACTTCAGAAAATCAGGTATCGAATTGTTATATTGCAGATATCGATTTGAGCGATTCGAGCGCAGGAAGAAATAAATTTACAAATATTCACAATATTTCAACAAATATGGTTATCGCGGGCAGTTTTAATCAGTTTTGTAATTTTGAATCTGACGCTGATATTACTATCGATGGCGGTGCAACGTGGTTCAGTCATGCGCGTGCAGTTAATGTAACTGTAAACGGTAATGCTAATCAAAATATTATATGCTCGTTTACAACTTATACTGACAATGGTAGCGATAATTCCTATGTTACAGGCATAACTGCTACAGTGGATAGTTCTTCAACCAATCTTACATTTGCAACATCAGCAAGTATATATGATCTTTTTAAAATAAGTGCGTTAGGTACTCCAACGTACACTACAATCCAAGATTTTATAGATTTAAGTCAGGGTGCATCAGCATGGGATGGCTTTGATATTACTGATGGCGGTTCAGGCACAGTAGATATTGCTGCCGGAGAAGGGTTAATTAAGTCGACAGATAGCGGAATAGGAGCTAATTTCTCATTCGATTACGCTGGTACGGCCGGTTTAGCTTTAACTGATAACAATACTAATTATATTTATATTGATTATAATTCTGGAACCCCGATTGCTGCGGCTACTATCACTTTTTCATCAGTTAATTTACGTACTCAAATAATGATTGGTAGAGTATATCGTGATGGCTCAACATTACATATCCTGGAAGCCGGTCAGTTTTTTGAAGAATATCAGACTAAGTCATGTAAAAAAGATTTTGAACTCTATGGTTTTCAACGTGCAAGTGGTGAAATCATAGGAGAAACAGGAACACGTAATATTACTGTAACCGCTGGGGTTGATTATTGCGCACATAATCGAATTACTACGCCGGCAATTGATACAAGTGGTGCCGATCATTTCGATGTGTGGAATAGCTCAGCTTCAACAACTCCAGATGCGGCAGGGGTATCTGCAGTTGATAATGCAAATTATTGGAATGGGTCAGCCGTTACAGCATTGACAGTTAATCGTTACGGAACAAGATTTTTTTATCGTGATTTTGACGGACATATTCAGATGCAGTACGGCACATCAAATGCTGTAAGTATTGCAACCGCCTTAGCTGAAACTGTTCCGGTGCCACCCGTATTCTTAAGGGATTTTTCTATATACATTGGCCGCATTGTAATCAGACAGGGAGTCGGTTCATTTGCTGAAATTACAAATCCTTTTGAAACCCCCGAACAGGGAACCTCGGTAACAGATCACGGAGATTTAGCCGGTTTAACAGATGACGATCACGCTCAATATTTATTGCTAGCAGGACGCAGTGGCCAAACAGTAAATGATGATGTTACTTTTAATAATATTATCGCTGGGACTGTAACAGCAAAGGCTGATGCTGATGGATATATATTAACAACAGCCTTATCAACCGCTATCGAAATTGACGTTGGTGATGATGTTACAAAGATTGACGTTAATCATGGAACTAAAGATGTCGATTATAATATCTGGGGAACTGATGCGGGTGCGCCACTTTTTCATATTGATGCAGGTAGTAATCTAATCAGCCTAGGTTCTAGTTCTGTTGATGCTAATTTTAAGGTAACCATCGATGGAGGTTTAAAAGTAACTAATGATATTGGTTTGACCGGAACGCGCATTTCAAAAGGCTGGTTTACTGATTTTGAATCAACAAATATGTATACGGTTAGCGGCACAAGTATTAATGCTAACGGAGTGCTTGACTTGACATCAGCAGAAGTCTCACAACTCGCGAATATCGGAGCTACAACAATCAGTGCTGCGCAGTGGGTTTATCTGGGTGCTACGAATCAGGGAATTTCGACCACAGATGATGTTGTGTTCAATAAAGTAACTAGCAGTGATTTTGACATTAACGGTGGTGATATTTCAGCCGTTACAATTAGTGGTAGTCTAACATGGAGTGCTGCTCAAGATCTCAACAATCAAAACTTAACAAACGTAGATATTGATTCAGGCACAATCGATGGTGTTTCAATTGGAGCAACTACGCCAACTACTACGATTGCAGTTGATCAATTACTTTTAAATGACGCGGCTATAATTGTTGCAGGTGCCGGTACTGACTTAACTTTCACACCAAAAGGTGCAGGAGTTGTTATTGTCGGACGAAATAGTGCGACTAATTCCGCAGATATTGTAGCTAGAAATACCGATGGAAGTGCGACCTTAATCGCTGATCGCCATGATGACAATGATAATTACGCACTTGTCTTTAAAACAAATAACGTAACAAAATGGCAAATCGGTAATTTAAGCACCGGTAGTGAGACTTTGGATTTTACAGGTGCTGGGGAATGGATGACTATCGGACAGGGTAATGGAGAGATCTTTTTTCCAGCTGTATATGCTGACACAGTAACAAGTGCGCGGGATCTGGAGATTCAATCAGACGGGCAAATTGGTTATGTGTCTTCTATTCTAGCGTCAAAGAAGAACATTGAAGATTTCGATGCTTCTTTTATTTATGATTTAGAACCAAAAATATGCAATATGCGATTAAAAGATGAGGATGAGAATTACACGGATGAATGTTCTCCAGAAAAAGAGTATGTATTGATCGCAGAAGACGTGGAAAAAGTAAATAAGGATTTTGTTTTTTATGATGATGTAGATGGTCAACAAGAATTACGTGGAGTGTACTATAAGAAACTTATTGCTCCATTAATAAAATGTATACAAGAACAAAAGACAAGAATTGATAAATTAGAACTTAGATTAAAAGGAGTTTAATATGGCTATTACGATTAATGATAATTCCACCAGAAAGCAATATGCTGCAAGTAGTGGACAAACTAATTTTGCAGGAACTTGGAGAATTGAAGATGAAACTGATATAGAAGTTTATCAAACCTTAGCTGGTGTTTCTCCAGATGATACTACAGATATTTTGGTTTTAACTACTGATTACACTATAACCGGAGTTGGGGTAGGAAATTCATTTACAGTTGTTTTAAATGTAGGAGCTGCAACCAACGATATAATAACCATTATGGCTGATATAGATTTTTCTGCTAATTATAATTTCTTAACAAATCAAAATTTTGACCCCGAGGATTTTAATGAAATTTTTTCTAAGTTTGATAGAGAATTAAAACAGCTTAGAATGGAAACCAGAAAACTACAACCTAAATATCAAAACTCAGAACAAGTAATTGCAAAAGATTATACAATACCTCAACTTGCAGCTAAGCAATCATGGAGAATGGATGACACTAACACAGAAATCGAAGCTGTAGAAATCGGGGATACGCTTCCCGGTGAGACATGGTACGGAGTTACTACAGGTGTTAATACTTATGTTGTGACTATTACAGATTTTGTTGGATATACAACTAGTGAGGAAATCTTTTTAAATTTTGGATCTTCAAATACTGGGGCATCTACAATCAACATTAATGGATTGGGAGCTAAAAATCTTGTAAATAGTAATGGTGCAACACTAAATTCCGCTGATCTGGCTAGTGGGGTTACTTATGCATTTATATATCATGATGGTGAATATTATTTATTAGGGCTTAGTCAAAAAGCAACACAAGCGGAAGTAGAAACTGGAACAGATAATTTTAAATACATCACCCCTAGTACCTTAAAAGGTCATAGTGAAAATGTTTTTTATGTAGTAGCCGGAGGTGCAGCAAATGCCTATACCGGAACAGTAACCGGAATAACTGCTTATGTTCCAGGTTTAACGATCGAGGTATTAATTAATGTTTCAAATACTGGGGCATCTACAATCAACATTAATGGATTGGGAGTGCAGACAATTTCCAGAGCAGATGGAACGGTTCTTACGGCTAGTGATTTGCAAACTAACCAGGTATACATATTGGTTTATGTTGGAGGTCAATTTTTATTCCTCGGAAATCAACTAGCAAATGATTCATCCCGGGGAATAGTACACGGTTCAGCCGTTGCAAAAGCGTGGGTTACGTTTGACGGAAACGCAGGCGTGACTATTAAAGATTCTTATAATCTCAGCAGTGTCGTACGTAATGGCACCGGAGATTATACGATAACGTGGTCAATAAGTTTCAGTATAGGAGAATGGACTGAATCAACAAGTACTAAATCTCCTTTAGTGACCGGAATAAATAATACCTCAATAATTTATCCAATTGGAAAAGCTGTCAATTCGATTAGAGTTGAATGTGTGGATGCTAGTAATACAAAAAGAGATTCACAGGAAGTGGGTATTATAGCGTTTGGCACATTAGCATAATTTATGAAAATAAATCTACCATACAATTTTAAGTTAAGGGAATATCAGATTCCGGTATGGAGAGCATTCTTTAAAGAGCAAAAGAGGCGCGCAGTATGTGTTTGGCATAGGCGTGCCGGAAAAGACAAGACTTTTATAAATATCCTAATCGGTGCTGCGATGGAGAGAAAAGGCAATTATGTCTATTTATTTCCTGAACAACGTCAAGCACGCCGTAATATCTGGAATGCTATTGATAAAAATGGTGTGCGATTTTTGGATCATTTCCCACCATCTTTCATTGAGGGCGAACCTAATAACACAGAAATGCTTATCAGGTTTATTAATGGTTCTACGTTTCAACTTTTAGGTTCTGACAATTACGATTCGCTTATGGGTTCTAATCCGGTGGGTGTAGTATTTTCTGAATATGCCTTACATAATCCTACTGCGTGGGAGTTAATCAAACCGATTTTAAATGAAAACGGTGGGTGGGCAATATTTCAGGGAACCCCGCGCGGCACAAATCATTTGTATAAAATGTATTCTCACGGCATAAACAGTGATAGATGGTTTTCGCAGTTTTTAACCATTGAGGATACCGAAGATGCATATGGTAATCCCGTTGTCACTCAAGAACAAATTGATGATGATAGGGCAGAAGGAACGCCAGAAGAGATCATTCAACAAGAGTATTATTGTTCGTTTACTGCTGGTAATGTAGGTTCTTACTATGGCAAACTTTTAGCTAAAGCGAGAAAAGCAGGTCGCGTAAAGAATTTTGACATTGATCCGAGATTGCCGATATATACTTTTTGGGATTTGGGTATAAGCGATTATACTTCTATCTGGTTTATGCAGCCATATAAAAAAGAACTCAGACTTATAAATTATTATGAATGTAATGGGGAAGGTTTAGAACATTATTTCAATATGATACAAGAGTTTTCTAAAGCTAATTCTATACAATATAGAGGTCATTTTGCCCCGCATGATATAAAAGTCAGGGAGTTAACTTCGGGAAAATCTCGGTTTGAATATGCACTATCACGAGGATTTAGATTTCAAATTGTGCCTAACATTCCTATTCAAGATGGCATAGATGCGGTGCGAGCGCAATTCCCATCTTTGATCTTTCACGAGAAGAATTGCGCTAAAGGTATTGATTGCATTATGGAATATCGCAAAAAGTATTCTGAAGAACATCATTGTTATAGTGATAAACCGTTGCATAATTGGGCTAGTCATGGTGCAGATGCCTTAAGATATTTAGTTGTTGGATGGCAGGATTATTATGCAGATAAGACGCCAAGTAAAGCAAGAAAGTTAAATAAAATATAGTTTCAACCCTTAGACTTTCGAGACTAAGGTACAAGGCTCCTTCGGGATCCTTAGTTTTTTAGCTGGAAAGGGTAGGATTTGAACCTCCGAACCCGAGGGAACAGTTTTACAGACTGCCTGGTTTAGCCACTTCCATACCTTTCCTTATTATTCGTCAAAATATTCGCTTTCGTCCAAAAGATCACTCCACTTCTCGGCCAATAGTCTAACCGAAGTATGCGAAATAATCCCGTAAATTCTTCCCTTTACCTTAAACTCCATTATCTTTTTATTCTTTAAGCGTATGGTTATTTTTTGGTGATCGCTTCCTTTGAGAGTTTCCGACCTAATGGTAACATCAGGTGGATTAGACAAATTAAATAAGTTCGCTTTCACCGGATAATAGATCTTCCATTTATAATAATACCAAACCAAAGAAAATAATTTCATGTTTTTATTCCTTACAAAATCCCACACGTAGCTCTGCCGATATTAAAATTAAAAATAAAATTAATGTTTGTTATGTTCCCGTTTGGCTGCTGACGGCGTAAAGTAATTGTACGTCCTGGCGAAAACATTCTGGAATTAGAGTTTGCTATCTGGTGAGGCGGTGCGCTCGGTTCTTTGATAGCAGGTTTTTTTTCAAATAAATCCTTAAAGAAATTGTAATCTTTTAAATAAGCTTTTCTTTTTGCTTTTCTGATTCGTTCACGAAGAACATCCTCGCTATTTTTTATTGCAGTCTTTAAGTTTTTTATAAATCTTGCAACGTAATCATCATCATAGTAATCAAGATCACGCCAAGGTGTGCCGCAAGTGAGGGGTGCGGTACGAATTGATTCTCTAGGATGCAACTTATAGTTTAATGTAAATGCCTGTTCGGTAAGCTGTTGTAATTGATAAGCATAAGATTTCTTCATGTGATAATTTTTAAAGGGTGCTTTTAAAGGTTCTTTATATAATTTAGGTTCTACATATTCGTGATTTAACATTTGTGTTACTCCTGTTGTGTATTTATTATATTGTATGGCCAGTCTAAAAGATCTGATATTGTTAATTTGGTCATGCGAACACTTGCGCTTTATTTTTATTGTGCGAGTAGGGGATAGATTATAAGTTTTTGTTGCGTCCCACCATCCGGGAGGTGGAACATTTATATAATCATCGTTTATTTCTAAGTTTCCGAATAAAAAATTACAGCGATATCTCATAATTCGCTCCTCTCTTTTTTTATTTTTTTGATTTCTACTTTAACGGCTTCTCTACAAATATTCAAAAATCTTGGCTCGTATTTACCCAGACATTCAAAACAGAAAACTCCGTAATGCATAAACAAAACCAAACCATCAAAAGCTTTTCTTTCTAAACCGCAAATTTGGCAAATGGGTTTAGGTATTTTATCATCTGTCATATTTTCACCTCTCTCGTTTTTAACTATGATATTTCATGTCATTAAATTGAGGAAAAATCCCTCTTGCTATTATTTCCGTTGTTCTCTGCCCCATGCTTTTTATGTAGGAAATATCATTGTCTTCATCTTCACCCATCGCAATTCCAATAAAAACAGAAAAAGAATTGTTGTGCGGATACTTTACTGCAATAGCTCCCACAATAGGGCGTGCTGAAATAAACTTTACTGAGTTTAATAATTTTTCAACTATTATATTAATTTTAAATTTCTTGCTTTTAAATTTCATTACTTTTTTAGTAAATCTATTAAATTTCCATCTTAGCTTTTTACCTTTCGATGGTTGATTATCTATAAGATATCTTGCAAATTTATCTAAAAGTTTTTTTTCTTCTTTATCCAATGATCTAACAGCAGATTGTACAGCTACCATATATACATCTTGAATAAGAGTAAATTGCTGGCAGCTAGAAAGCCATGCCACACATAAAGTTTCTGGTTCGTTTTTGCTCATCTTGCCCCCTCTTTAGTTGTTCCGATAATCACTGTACTCTGAAATTTTAAGATATATCTTTAAATATGTGCCATATTAATGCGCCATTACCCATTTGCACAGTATTTACATATTTAACTTTTGTTTTTTCCCAAGGAAACATCTGCCCTGTTCCAATTATATGAAAAGTTTCAACAATTACTGGGCTATCAGTATCTACTAATGCCCACAAACAAATATTATTATGTTGTTGTTGTATAGTTAGAATTTCATATCCTGCTGGAATTTTTATACTGGTGGTTGGTTTTAAATCTAGTACGTACTTATAAATAAATTTATCCATTATCTTCTCCTATGTTAAATTAAAAAACTATACTCGGAAATTTCATCTATACATCCGCATCCTTACTAAGTTCCTAGCACTTTTTTAAGAACCCTTTCAATGCCGATCTTCTGGAAAATACCTCCAGATAAAAATATTCCGGTGGTTCTATGTTCATCTAACCAGTCTACGAAAGTCGCTTTTAATAATACCGATTTGATATGCTCATCCTGGATATAATAATCTGAACCTATAGTTAAAACTTCTTTTAACTTTTCCCTACCCTCACTCATCGCTCACCTCAATAGCTGAATAGTTGTTTTCTCTTATCTTTATATTTAATTGAATCACTTTATCAAATAAATCTTTAATTTTAGTTTTACCGAAAGGCTTATAATAGTTTTTATTATGCAACATAGATATTAGTCCATATGACAATAAGTCTAATTCTTCTAATGTAAACTCACTCATCGCTCACCTTTTGCTTCTTTGACTCACTTTTTAATTTTCTTTTAAATAATTTATATTCACAGGCCTCTACATACATTTCCCAAAACATAAGCATCCCCGCTAACAAAGAAAAAAACTGACATATAATAACTAAATTGTTAGGATGCTTAAACGTATGATATCCAATTGCAAAAAATATTACATTGGCTAGGCCGATCAAAAAAAATAAAAACATCTGCGTCTTGGTTGTGTCCTTAATTATTTCAACTATTTTTATATGATACCACATGCGACCCGTAGCTTGCATAACAGGGTTATCAAAATTTTTTTTTACCGATTCAAATGCTTTTTCTGCTTCATTTTTGCTCACCTCTCACCTCTCTTTTCTTTGCATTCCAGCTGCAATGCTCTTGATCTTTTTCAAGTTTATCTACTTCATCTGTGACAATATCAATAGCATTCGCTATACTTGCTGTCAATAGTTTTTCTTTTGCTAATCTATTAACAAGAGTAGATGCAAATGTGACCGGTATAACTACGAATGTCATCTTCATAACCCTCCTAAAATGGTATATCGTCATCGTATGTTTTTGTTTCGGCCGATTTCTGAACAGTTGATTGTGTATCGATCTTATCGCCTTTGTCATCCAGCATTTGCATTTCGCGAGCAATTATTTCAGTGGTATAACGATCATTGCCGGATTTATCTTTCCATTTGTTGGTGCGCAAACTTCCCTCAATATACACTTTAAAACCTTTTTTTAAATATTCTGTAGCTACCTCAGCTAGTCTGTTAAAAAACACTACCTTATGCCATTCGGTTTTTTCTTTCCGATCTCCGGTTTGTTTGTCTTTCCAACTTTTGCTTGTAGCTACACTAATATTTGTTATAACCTTCCCGTCTGGTGTGTGATGTGCCTCTGGGTCATTCCCTAAGTTTCCTATTAAAATAACTTTGTTTATTCCTGACATTTATTTAATCTCCTTGTTTAATTGTTCATTTAAAGCCTTTTCGATTCCTTCTAAAAGCTCGTCTTCTTCTCCCAAAACATAACGCTCTGCGTCATTGCCAACCGGATAAATTTCCCAGTACGGCTCGGGTGAAAAACCCAATCTGCAATCAGAATCAAAATAAACGCTAACCCAAGCATCTTTTTTACGCACTTGAAATCTAATTAATGCAGTTGTTGTGGGTGGTATTATTTTTATTTCCCAATCTTCTTTGAATTTTAAAAATGGTAAATCTTGAATCCATTTTCTACAATTTCTTTTTCTTTCGTAAAAAGATTGAACTACCATGCTATCAACCGGATAACCTGCTTGCATACATTCTAACGCCCCCCTATCTAATTCGTTAAAACTATCTTTCATGCCGCCAACTATTGGAAACTTGTAATCTTCTACCATTTATTTATCCTCCTCGCTGAACATTTCATTTTGTTTTAAAGTTTCTTTTACTGGGTCTTGAATTTTTTCCTGTTTTAATGCTTCATATTTTGGTTTCAAATCATCAATACATTTTTGTTTTATGTCAGGGGTTAATGCACCCAAATTATTGACACCAGCCTTGTTATACCATTTATTTATTGTTTCTCCAGGAACATCTAAAGCGTTTATGTAATGATGTAATTCGGAGGTTAAATCCGGCGCGGTATCTTCTCCAAGGTTTTTAATAGGCTTTAATTTACATGCAGTCTCTTTTACTATCTCACCCTCAATAATATCTTCATCTTTTTTGCTGAAAATACTAGCAACTTTTGAATTTACCGTTGTATTTTCGCCTTTTTGAGCATTTTCTATAGCAGCAACTTCTGATTCATCATATACGCCGTTAAGATCCTCCGGAAAAGCCTCTCGTAAGGGCTGGACAAGCCCTACTTTTCTAATCATTGTTGCGGGCTTTTCTCGCCATTGTTTATTAGTTGAACCGTCTTTTGTTTTTCCGATATATTCTTTTAAAGAAACTTCAATGTATGCTGGCTCACTTTGATCTTTTTTAAATACTTTTCCCCATCCGCCTACTAATTGTTCGCCATCATAAACCATAGCACCTTCACGATGTATAATTTTCTTAGTTTTATCAATAACAATAATCCCAGCTTTAAAGCCATTATAATTTTTATTCCTACTAGCTACCTTCATTGCTGAATTTTTACCTGTGATAATTTGTGCTGGATTGTTACCGTATTTTATTAAAAAAGCATCTTTAAGAAAAGGATTAAGTTTGCTGGGCGCACAAATTTTGCATAACATATAAAATTCTTTTGCAGTAACATTAGGGTTTCCTGCAATATTTTTAGCATCATCTAATGTAAATTGTAATTGCTCCCCATTGTCTAATACCCATTCCATTATTTCTGGTGTTTTTTGTCTAACTATTTCTTTGCTCATGTTTAAAATTCCTCTGGTGTTAATTTGCTGTACCAAGGCGGGACAAATTTAATCTCGCCCATTTCTTTTTCAAAAGCTTCATTAAAATTATTTTTACTTTCGCATTCACTATATAAATTTAACATATATTTATATTCTTTTCGACCTGTTTCTATAGGTTCATCGTTAAAATCTGTATAATGGGATTTACATAAATATGGGTCTTCTTTTTCCAAAGCAAAAATCATAAATCCCTCTGGTGCTTTGCCGGTTAATTCTTTTATGCCATCCATGTAAAACGCTGCTTGTATGTGGTATTTGTATTTAAAAAACGATCTTCTAAACTCGCCATCCAAGCAATCTTGAGTAGTTTTTAAATCAAATAACATATTCCAATACTCACTATAGCCATCAATTCTACCTTTACACTCCACACCTGTATCTGGGTCTTGCCAGAATATAGAGAGTTCTTTTGATGCTTTTTTATTCAACGCTTCAAATAATTTTACAATTTTAGGTGCTTCTTCTGTTCCTGTATTAACCTCAAGTTTCATCACCATTTCTTTCATTTTCTTTGCAGCTTCTATATCTTGATTCCAGATTATTTCCCGCCCGTTGGCTTTTTCTTGTGCAATAGCAAAAGCTTCTTTGCCGGCTTTGGTTGTCCTGTTTACTTTTTCTGTAACAAAATATTCCTTTTCAAATTTATCTTGTTCTAAGATGTACGTGTGAATCATGCGACCAATTTTTAAGGCTGGCGTGTCTGCTGATGGATTTTCTTTTTTATATTTATAGTATAAAGGTGCTTTTGCTAGATTCTTCAAATCGCTTTGAGAAACCGCAGGATGTGCGCGATATTCTTTTTCGGGCATGTTTTCAATAATTTTATTCATTGCTGATACCTAATTTTTCTTTACCTCTTTTACTTAAAACAAGTTCCGCATCGCCGCCATAAACCAATATTCCTTGTTCCTCCATGTATTTCACAATATCGTTTAGCTTGGTTATTTTTTGGAAGATTTTTTGTGGCTGATTAGTTGGAGTATACTTATATCGCTCTTTTATCATTGACTTTATTTCTAGTAATTCCATTTCACTCAAAACGCAATTATCCTCGTTGATTTCTATTTCGCTCATAGTTTCCCCCTCCATATTAAGGTTATAATTACAGCTGCTATACAAATACAAGTTACACATGTCATAATTGTAATTCCCCAGTCATTCATTTTTTACCCTCCAAAAGTTCTGGGTTTTTCCATTTGTTGCCGATGATTTCCATCTTGCTTGTATTTTTGGGGTTAAAATTTGGCACCCACCCACCACAAACGCTGCCATGATAATGTACTCGGTTCATCCGAAAACCAATATGAGAATCACAAGAATCATTATCGTAGAAAAGAACTTCATAAGATGCAAAATTTATTTTATCCCAATCATCCTTTGGTGGCACTCTTAAAATATCCCCTGCATAAATCAACTTTTTATTCTTATCCGGCAATCCAGCACATGTCATCGGCACGAAACGGTCGCCAAAAGGCAATATATTTATTTCTTGTTTCCATGGGTCTAAAGTTATTAACCCCCGCGAATCTATTCCAACTAATTCGTAAGGAGAATTTCCATAGTGATTTGGGTTAAATTTATCCCCAATATAGATCATCTTTTTTTCTCGCTTACCCCAAGCCCGTGTTAAAAATCTATCGTAGTTCATTTGTCTTGCTCCTTACTAATCAATTAAAAGGGGTATCCAACTATTCGATTTTTTTTATTCTTATAATTGGCATCTCGCAAACAATCCCATTGCAAGCGCATCGATAAGCTTGCGTCAGATACCCATAAACCTTGTTATTCTATATTTTTCTTAAACTTAATTGAAAATGGTGATATCTCATACTCCACTTCTTTTATTTTTTCATCACCTGAAAGCGTAGTGTGTTCCACTCCGTAAAACCAAACGTTATGCTTTTTCATCACCTTAATTAAGTCAATGGCCACCTTGCTAAGATTTTTTACTCTATATTTTGCTATGTTTTTTAACATGATATCCCCTCCTTGGTTTGATTCTCAGGCTCTTTTATGATATCATATTTCATGTTATCTCTTTTGATAGCAACATGACTGGGGGCTTGGATTCCTACTACGACCTGGCTCCCCTTCACTTTAAATATCGTAAACTTGATATCGTCTCCGACAAATAGGCTTTCGCCTGCTTTTCTCGTTAAAACTAACATTCTGATTCCTCCTTATTTATTAATTTCTCGTCCCACGGCTTCTTCATATAAACGATCGGCTTTTGAATCGAAGTCTTCCGTTTCAGGAAACATGACATCGTCTTCTTCAAGTCTATCGTTGTTAGCTTTTATTGTATGACCCTGGGCGTCTAATCCTGTTTTCATAATATCTATCATTTCGTCACATCCTTTTGTTAGTTGACAACTCCATTGTATACGGACAGTAGGTCGCATGTCAACACTTTTTTAATATTTTTTTATTTTTTTTATGCTAGGGCATAATCTTTCTGCTAACCCTTTGATATTAACGGCTTTTTGCACTTCAAATGCAGAGTCATGATGCATTAAATCTTTTCCTGGTGGACATTTTTTATATAACCATCTATAAATTATACCATTATCACGTTTCATCAATACGGCCAACCGATTGCAATTACCGGCTTTCCTAATTGCCTCAAGGTATGCTTGCTTTGCATCTGAGTTTTTATTTTTTACTTTAGCCATGTTTATTCTAGCTGCTGGCATTTCTGCACCTCCCTAATATATGTACGAACGATTGTACGTATTTTATGTTTAAATGTCAAATGCTAAAAAGATTACAAATAGTGCCACGGTAATCGTACAAATTTTAGGCTGGCTTTATTCAATTTATGCGAGTAAGCTTAAATTAAGCCTGCTTGTGATGGGATGGGGTGTAGTAGTATACTACGGGTTAACGCGCATCATCACTACTTAATGGAATTGAGCAAGCGGGCTTAATTTATCTCTTTAAAATAGGAAGAAATAATATGAATATACTTACGAAAAAAGATGGTGATCTGACTCTTTTAGCATGGTCATTTCTTGGATTTGTTGCTTCTGTCGTTATCGTTGTTGCATTGTCTATACCGATTGGTGCTATATGGGGTGCAGTTGCATTAGGCGCAAAATATAGCGTATGGAGTCAAGGCAAATCTGGTCAAGCTGAATTGCAGAGAGCAGACTGGAACCGGCAAATCTTAGTTAGAGAAGCAAAAGCCAAGGAAGAATCATCCATTTTACTGGCACAGGCAGAGGTAGAACGAGCCAAAGGTGTAGCAAAGGCCAATAAAATTATCGGTACTAGCTTGCAAAATAATGAAGCATATTTGAGATATCTATGGATCGATCATTTAGATCATGGAAATCAAGTAATTTATGTGCCAACTGAAGCTAATTTGCCTATTTTAGAGGCGAGTAGGACGAAACATTAAAGGTTATCCACAGAATTATTAAGGAAAGCTTAAGGATTTAAGAGTTTATGTTCCCGTAGACATGGAAATATATTAAGAATTTACCGTACCGGAAATATCGGAAATTTAGGAAAAATTAAATCTAATATTTCCGATATTTCCGATTTTTCCGCGTATTGCAATTTGGTAAGAGAAAGGTAAACAGGATTAATCGCTTATTATATGAAAGTGTCGTGTCAGCAGGGATACCTGCTGGCTAGGGTTCGCCATTTTAACGGATTAAAATAAACGGAGTTTTTATGCAAAATGACTTGCAATATGGATTTTTTGTGTTATTATGTGCATATCGTGGATTCATAAAACAGTTTAAAAGCTTATTATTAGCGAGGCGGTGCGGCTTAAAACTGTGCCGACCACGACACCAAATCGCTAATAATAGGCTTTTTTTATGCCTGCGTGGGGGTATATAATGGCTAAAATAAGACACATTAAAGTGGAATTTTGGACATCACCACAGATTGTGGAATGCTCCCCTATCGCTCGTTTATTCTTCATAGGTCTTTGGAATTTTTGTGATGATGGCGGCATTCATCCTTACTCTCTTAAACGATTAAAAATGGAAATTTTTCCCGCTGATGAGAATATATTTTGTCGTGATATTGAACAAATATTAGTCGAATTACAGAAAAATAAACTGATTGAATTTTACACAGTGGCAGATGAAAAATACATAAAAGTTACAGGATGGTATCATCAAACAAATTACGAAAAATTTTTTAAGTACCCAAATGAAGATGGAATCATCCCTCCTAACGAAAAAAGATCCAGCTCCCCGTCTAAGAAAAAAGGCAAAAAAAAGAAACAGTCTGACAACAGTAATTCACCAGTATGTCAACATAGTGATAACAAACATGAGAATAGGGATAAGAATAAGAATGAAATGAAAGAAAATAGGGAGAGAGATAACGACAACCCACCCCCCAAAATTTTGTTCAAAATATTAACAGCCGAAAACAAATATTTTAATCTCGATCAGGGATCAATCGATGCATACGTAGATCGATTTCCAAATTTAAACGTTGCACAATCTTTGGCCAAGATGGAAGGACGTTACGAAGCAATGCCAAAATCACGCCGTTGGAAATTTATGCATGTTTTAGAAAAAATTAATAACTGGTTAGCTGATGACGCAAAACAGGAAGTGGTATGAATTATAAAATCACAGACATGAGAAAAATAAAAAGATGTCCGAAGTGTAAGCGTTGCAAATTGCCGAAAGAAACTAAATGCCAATGCGGTTACGAATGGAAAAAGTCCATGATGAAAAAAACACAACCACCACCCCGCAGAAGCACAGATTATGAACCGCTGCCTGAATTAACAGCAGAAGAAAAAGA